TTTTTATAAAATGTCCTGGTGATAAAGATCAAAGAGTAGGAGATTTTCGTAACGATAAAAAACTAGAACGTGTCATAAATCATAAATTATCGGATGATAAAAGTGAGTGCATAACACTCTATGAAGACACAAAGTTCATCGACCAATACCTACCTTCAGCTAAAGCTACTTCTACTGCTGCTGGTATCGCTCTGGTCGCTGCTACTACTCCACTACTTATCAATGCTGTAAAACCATTAGTGAAGCAACTTATAAATCGTATTACTAAAAAGAAGGGTTAAAAGAATCCTTAAGACTTCATTTAACATTATGTTTATGTGGTAAAACCTGACCCTTCTTAGGTACGACTTCTATATCCTTACAAAGATTATAATAAGGACTGTCTTTTGCAAACTGGATACCTGCTAATTTCTTCTCTCCGCAATGTTTTAATCTTGCAAAATGCCAATCAAGTTCTAGGTTCTTTAACTTTTGTTTTTGTATATTAGTTTGTGTGGCAGCAGCCTCCTTGCATTGCTTCTGCAATCCTCTATCAAGAGGAATAGAAAAATTTAAAGTTAGCCCAGTTCCAAGTGCGTAGCTATCTTTATTTGTACCAGAATAATTTTGTTGATAAAACAAAATGTCACCTGGATTATCAGGTGTGCCATCTCCTATGGGATTACCATCATCATCAAAATCACCTTCTATATCTGTTGGATCGTAATAAGGAGTTTCATAATAATGCTGAAAAGGTTTGCGGTAATTTGAATTAAAGGTAGAAAATGGAGTTATGGTCATCATTGCACCTTGACATACAACCCCACCACCATATTGGTTTGTATGAAAGCTACCGTTGTTTACGTTCCAGTTTTGATTAGTTACTGATCCACTATTACTTTGACTGACAGCATTAGCTAAAACTTTTACAGGGCTTAAGGTTATTGCGAGAACACAGATGTAGTGGTAGTAACGGATTCTGTTGTTATATCTCTTTGAATTGTTGTTATATTCTGTAAACCTGGACCATGATATGTTTCTGTAAACTGAAAGGCGTTTCCTGAGGTTGGGTTTGTCAGTGTCCAATTTGGTTTTGTTGTCATATCCGATCCTGTCCATTTATATGATGTACCTCCTACAGTACCAGTAACTTGTACTGCATCGGGTGACATACTTCCTCCGTCATGTGATATGCCTGTTCCTGTAACTGTATATTCGTAACCTGTCTTAAAGTCTTTACTTGTAATAGATTCTGTGAGAGTAGTGGTCGTATTTGTAGTACTTTGCATATTTCCTTGAACAAAATTTGGGACAATATTAGCATTAGCTGGTAAAGCATATATAAAAAACAATAATAAAAGCTTTCGCATAGTTCATTACTAATCCACCACAACGGAAGTTATATATTGTCCAGTAGCTGTTGTGCCTGCACCACCTGCTGTTACAGAGATGACATGATTATCTACAGTACCGTCTAAATCAGATACTGTGCCTCCACTCGTGCTTGTTAAGTCTCCAAAAGGGCTAACCTCTCCGACTGTTAACGATGTGGCTATAGTATCACCTGTCGTATGTGAGACTGTATATGAAAATGATTGCCCATCTGTTAGCTGACTAGCAGTAATTGCTGTATAGCTATTTACACCATTAGTGGCTGCTCCTAACCCTCCAAGACTTCCAGCAGTTGTACCATCTGTAGTGGTTACACCAGTACCTGAGACACTGTATGAGTTGCCTATACGATCTGCTGTAGTTCCTGGTGCTGCTACCTCAAGCTTTACTGAAGATGTAATCGTTGAAGTGATGTCTGCATAACAAGGGCTTGCAAACAAAAACATAAATGAGATTAGTCTTTTCATTTGATACCAACCTTGTTTTTACTATTATCCACAATTTTAGGAGCATTGCCATTACCGTTCTTTTTCTTGCCCACCTGAAGGCCGAAAGAAGCCAAACTTCCACTAAAAATCGAGGCTATAAAAGTTGGATCAAAGTCGACAATTTTTTTACCACTCGGAGGCTCGTAATAAGAAAGAGTCAACATTGAAGCACTCCATACAAGAACTGCAATTTTGACAATTGTTTCGACACGATTACCTTCTTTTTCTTCTTGATCTTCCATAAATAAAAGGCTTTATGGCAAATTTAGCAAAAGTTGTTATGTTTGGAAAGTAACACACATTTTTTATGATTAAAATCTTAAAACCAATACTAATGACGTTTCTTACAACTACAACTGTAAAGCGTTTAGTAGTGGATCTCTTACGTGCAATTTGTAAGCAAACGTCAAATACGCTTGATGACCGTGCTGTAGATATCTTAGAAAAACAATTATTTCTAGCAAAACAATGAGAAAATTTTTAAATATTGAAATTGAAGAAGCACCTCCTGAACTTCAACTATCTGTTGAAATGAGATGTAGAGACATTATGCAAAGTGAAGATTATGACAATATAAAAAGGTATTGCACTCATTTAGTGAGACATCAAATGGATCAAGACGTTTTTCTTGCTTCAATGCTTGGAAGATTAATTGAACTAGAAGCTGCTTTAGTAAAAAAAAGTTTAGCAGAAGAAAAAAAACAAAAAGAAAATATTAATCCTATAAAAAAGTTTTTTCGTATTGATTAATTTCTTTTTCAGTAAAATCACGAATTAATAATTTATCAATTTTATCAACTTCATAATTAAATTTCAGCACAGCAGTTCTTATATGTTCTGCAATCCAACGACCTTCTTCATAAACTACTTGTGCTTTTCCATTTTCTTTTATATGCACATAATGATCTTGACCTTTCATTTGTACATCTAAGAAGTTTCTTTCTAAATTTTTACGTCTTATTTCTTTTAATTTTTTTAATTTAAGCGTAGAATGTTCTTTTTTCATTTTAGTTCTAGTGAAATATCAATCCAGCAGGGTTGCGGTTTTACTCCTGGAATCTGTTTATAAAAAGGGTTAGTTATATATTCAAAAGTTTTTTGACCATCAAAAAAAATTCTACCAATATAAGGATCTGATGGAAACTTAGGTTTTTTCATAGAATCATATAACTACATTAATTTTATTGCCTAATTCATTCATAATTACTTTTATATCATCTTTATTAAGATTCCTGAACTATTCATAATTTATTACCTCTAACAAAGACAGGTCTATACCATTTCATTTTTCTTTCTCTACGTTTAAAACCCTGTAAAACAGTATGCCAATGACCTCTTCTCCAATGACTTCTTACTGGACGACAACCTTCTTTTATAACTTCTCCATCATTTATTTGTTTTACTTTTATTGTTCTTTGTGTAAATTCTTTTCCAATCCATGTAACAGCTCGAGGTTTAAAGCTATTTCTATCAATTTCTTGATTTTTTTGCCTTGTAAAAACACTAGGAGTAACGTATTCAAGAGTAATATCAGGCTCTTGATTCATAAATAAAATTAAATTTACAATAATAAGAAATTGTTCTTGTTCAATAGATGTTAATTCATCAAAAGTTAATACACCCTTACACGTTGTTATATTATCTAAATTATTCCAATTAAATTTAATTGAATTAAGTTTACATCTATTTTTAAATTTAGGTAAAGTAACTCCTGTTTTTCTATTAAATCGACATTCGTTTTTATTAATATTAAAATAGCTTTTTATAACTATGTCGTAACTTAAATTATTTCTTATTTGTTTTGTCGCAGAAGCATCTATAAAAGAATAAGCAATTTCATTGGTATTTAGAGGTTGTATAAGAAAAAATTGATTATTTATTACTTCAGGTTTTTTTTCAAGTTTTATATTATTAACAGGTGTATTTAAAAATGCCTGAGTTAATTCTTTTGTTAAATAATATGCCGGTGCAGAAAAAACTTGAAATAGCTTAGTTCCATCATAATTTTTTGATTTTTCAATATAAAATTCGGCAATTTTATTCCAGGAATAATAGCCTTGAGGTGAAATATATTTTAAAAGAAAAGCTTTTTCAGTTTCAGAATAATCTTTATCTTCTAATAATTTTATTTTTATAGGATTTTTTTCTTTGTTATTAGTTTTTTCAATTAAATTTTCAATATTTTTATTATTAAAATTTTTTTCTTTTATTTTTGATTTTAATTTTTCACAATGTTTTTCAACTTGAACTAAACAAAAATCTTTCATTTTTTGTGAAAAAACTCTTCTTTCTGTAGATTTTCTGTTTATATCGTTCATTTGTTCTTCATATTCTTCATAAATTAAAACTTGCGCTTTTCTATAAATATCTGAAATAGTCGTATATATATTTTCATTAAAATGATCATTAAATATATTAAATTTTTCTTTACCCATAAAAAGTTTATTAATTTCACTAGCTTTTTCTCTTAATATCGTTGTTACTACTTTTGGTAATTTATATTTTCTAGCTTTAAATAATTGAGAAATTTTATATTCTTCTAATTTTTTTATTATTTTTTCATCTGGTTTAAATTCTTTATTATTAATATCGCTTATAGTAAACCACTTATAACCTAAATAACATTCTAGTTTGCCTTGTTTATCTATATATAAATCACCTAATTCAGCTTTTTCTTTATCTTTAATAATATTCCTTTTACCTTTAGCAGCTTTACATATTAAAAAATCTCTATATTGTTCTATATGAGAATAATTTTTTTTAAGTAATATTAATCGTTTTAAAGGAATACCTGAATTATATCTTTTAAGATATGTATCCTCCCATTTTTCAACTAATTTTTTTGCTTTAAGTTTATCTTTAAAAGAATCTTTATTTTCATATTTATTAGGTTTTTTAGTCATTGTATTTACTCCTTAAATATTCAATTTCTATAGTTTTTTTATCTCGTAAATAATCTTCATTAGTCATAGTTGACTCTTTCAGATAACGATCATTTAATTGACACATGGCCATCTCATATTCTTTTTCAGTCATTGTTAGAACAGTTAGGACATTTAGGATTTATTATTTCGCCTTTAATTATTGAAGTTAAAAACAAAATAGCAACTATTGATGGTGGTTGTTCTTTACTAAACATAATCGTAGTTTTATTAGGTTCAGGAAAAGTAATACCATCATTTAAAACACAAACAGAATGATCTGCATTTTCACAATCTTTAACCTGTGAAAATATATATCCATCTTCTCCATTGCTCATAGTCACTGGAGTAGGAAAAAAATCCATAAAGTTCCAGCCCATTTCTTCAACACCTATTTCTAGATGTTGAATAAATTCAGTTGTGTTTTTTTGCGGGTTAAATTTAGACATTAAAAAGGTATCTCCTCTGTTTCTTCTTCTGTTTGTATTCTTCTTGGATTTATAGTTCCAAAGCATGAATCTTTATCATCTTCAAATGTATTTTTCCTACCATTTCCATTTAAATAAATACCTTCAACTTCTTCTCTTTCGTTTGTTCGCATGTCATAAACTTTTCCAGTTTCAATTTTCATTTTTGCAACTGCTTTAATATGGTTACAAAATTCATCAATTGAACTTAAAGGAATAAACAAACGCATCTGTTTAGGATATTTTTGTTTACTGTTTTCAAAAGGATTATCTCTAACTGTAAAATTAACAGGAAGAGTAAGTGCTGGATCAAATTCTTGATAAGCCATAATTTTTAAAATGAATGAATTGGTGTAATGTTGTGTGCTTCTTCCCATGCCAAAACATGGTGAAGCTCGTAGCGAACTCGGCTTTGACCGATTGCTAAATGAGTTTTTGGTAATGTGTACCAGGTCGGACCTGTTTTATTACCAGATTTAGTTTTATCTCGCCAACTTTTAATAGTTGCAGGTTTTAATGCATATCTATAAGCGAGGTCTTTTGTAGTTAAATACTGTTTTTCCATTAGCTATTTATTTGTTCAGTTAAATTTACATATTTAGCTTCTAATAAATCAGTTAATTTACCATATTCTTCTTTAGTTATTTTTCCTTCATTTAATCTATCGTTAAAAGAATCAGTATAAGAATCAAGTTTTTTAAGTTGTTTACAATCTTCAATAGCTTTTTTAGCTAAAACAAAAGTTGTAGATTTTTGACTTACAGGTGGTTTTGACTCTTCTTTTTTTAGCCTTTCTTTTTTAGGCTTTTCTTCTTCTATTTCCATATTATGATCCATATCAGTTTCAAGACCAAGAATTAATTTAATACTGTATCTTCTCTGATAGGTAACAGAACCACCCCAAACATGTGCTTCATTTTTCTTTTGTAAATCTCGTGGAGGAAGAAATAAAGGCAATTCACTTACTTCTTCATGTCCTTCTTTATGAACTAATTTAGTTTTTACTAAAGTTTCACCTGTTGGCGTATAACCAAAAAGTTGAGATAAATGAAAACCATTATTATGTAATATTGGTTGTATTAAAGAAAGCATCTGTTCAAGTGGTAAATAATCATAACCAAATTTACCGTTATCAACATGCTTAGATTTTCCTAAAGAAGGAAATTCTTTTTGTGCTTTTTGTAGTGCTTTAATAAAAGCTATTTTTGGATTAGTTTCAGTCATTTTTTAAATGCCCAATAAGGTATGCTAATAGTTTTAATTCCTTCG